ACCAGAAGCCGAAATGCCCCCAAAGGAACAGCCAGTGATGACACAAGACGACGGCTCCGAGATATTACCACCAAAACCAAAAAACAAAGTCAGAACAAAGAAGGCGAAACAAGAACCAACACTCACGGCTGAAACTGTTGAGAAAATCTTCAAGAAATGCCCAAAATTGGAAGAAGCCTTCAAGGACGTTGCGGACTATGAGAACACAATACCAAAAATAACGATGCTACGCAAGGCTGATGCGTTGTTGCAGGATAAAGAGATTACGCAAGAGAATTTCAACAGTATTAAGAAACTGATTTAACTTTTTTATTTTGCTTAAGCTTTTCAGAAAAGCTTATTTTAACTTATTTTTTTGTTTTAGCGAACGCTTTGAAGGTGAATTTATGAAACAACCTGTTTATGGGAAGAAAATCAATCAAAAGAAAGATTACATTCATTTTCTTGATTGGTACTTCAAGCACGTCAAAAGAATGGACTCTTTGAACAATATTATATTGTACATTGAAGAGAACAAGCTAAGAACACAAAGGATGCGGTCTAAAAAGATAACTTATAAGGTCTTAGGGGGAATAATTGCACATTACGCCCCAATACATCATTTCAAGTCAGCAAATATTTATGTTTACAAAAAGCAGGTCACAATGTGGATGTTGAGAAAGGAGTACGATAGAATGATGAATCAGAAGCAATATGTACGTGAAAAAGCATCAGAAATCCTCAGAGAACATGGAGATTGGATGGATCGTTTTGAATTAATCAATAGAATCGAACCAGATTTGCAGGGCAAGTTCTCACTCTCCCCTCACCGTTTAGACGGCCTTTTGAGGAGTAACACCGAAATTGAACACTGGCATGGGTATCGTGCTGGTGGGTATCGAAGTGAATACAGGCTGAAAACAGAAATGGGGGCAAAATAGTATGAAACAAAAACAGATTGTCCGTGAAAAAGCAAGAGAAATCCTTGAACAAGAGGGAACATGGGTTTCACGTGACGCCTTGATTGAACAAATAAAACCAGTTCTTAGGAAGGATTATTCAATATATCCTGCACGATTTGAAGGTCTTTTAAGAGGCACAGGGATTACGCATCGATCAGAGTATAAAAATGGAAAGTGGCGTAGTGATTTCAGGGTAATGGGGGCGAAATAGTGGAGTTTGATGAAACGTGGATGGAAGATGCAGTTTTGAGGATACACGAGGCACAGGTGAGAGAAGATGACATCATTATTCTTGGACAACAGAGAACCTTTAAGCATTCAACGCACCGGTAAGAAGTTCTTTCCTGATTTGAAAGGGGTGTATGGATATGTTTACAAGATTCAAAACAAAGAAAATGGGAAAGTCTATATAGGGCAAACCACATCTTCACCTGAGAAAAGAAAATATCAACACAAATATGAACTAAAAAATAGAAAACACGGTAATGCATATCTTCAACATGCATTTAATAAGCATGGAGAATCTTCATTTAAATTTCAAGTGATTTCGTGGTTTAACTCTCAAAAAGAACTGAATAAAGCAGAGATTTATTATATAAAAAAATATGATGCATTAAACCATGAAAAGGGGTATAACATTAGGGAAGGAGGGAATAGTGGGAAACTCTCATTAGAAACACGTAAGAAGATAAGTGTATCCGCTAAGGGGAAAAAACGTTCTATTACTCATTGTAAAAACCTTAGCAAAGCAAATAAAGGAAAAAAACATTCGGCTGAAACTCGTAAAAAAATAAGTGAATCAAATAAAGGTAAGGTATTTTCGGCAGAGAGAAAGAAGAATATAAGCAATTCACTAAAAGGAAAAAAATTGTCTTTAAAACACCGTAAAAAACTCAGTGAAGGACATAAGGGGCAAATGCTTTCAGCAAACCAACGCAAAAGAATAAGGGAAAGTTTGTCTGGAAGGTCTTTGTTTGGTTTCACAGGTGCAACGTACCATCATAAAAAGGCGAATCCTTGGACAAAAGTTTGGTGTTCCTTAATAAGTTATAAAAAACATCGTACCCCTCTCGGATATTTCAATGATCCCCTTTCTGCAAATTTAGTTTATAATTTAGTCAAGGAGGAATTAAATGCCTGAAATTTTTGTAGACAATAGAGAGTCATCTAAGTTCTATAGGTTAGGATATAAATTGTATCCCAAATACAGCTATCATTATGTTAAATTAAACACTTTTGATGTCATAATTGGAAATGAAGGACAAATAGGCATTGAAATCAAACGAAAAGGGGATTTGCCTTCATCATTAGTAGATAAAAGATATAAAAATCAGCTTAAAAAGATGGCCGAATTTAGAGAACAACATGGAACGCATTGTTACTATATGATACAAGGCACGTATTTGGATTTAATCAAAACAGAACGTTATCCTTGGCTTACTAAAAAAATTTATTATGGGATACTTGCAAGTATTTCAGAGAATGCAGACATGAAAATAATCCCTGTCGATAATGATGAGATGATCTGGACAGCTATTGACCGTTTAATCTATAAATACAATAACAAAACTCCTTTGAAGCATGTCGATGTCATCCCAAACGGCTCAACAATACAGGAGAAGATGCTCAAATGCATACCTGGAATCTCAGATGTTCACGCAAAAGCGATACTGGAAGTGTTCACATTGAATGATCTGATCGAAATAGATGAAAAGGAGTTGCTTGAGGTAGGGGGAATAGGCCCGAAACGGGCAAGTTCAATCATTTCAGCATTTCAAGGAAGTGAATGTTTTGATTAAACTTTTACAAAAGTTTACAGGGGGGATTTGATCATTGAAACAACAGACGAAATGGACTTTCAAGAAGAAGAAAAAAAGATCGAAGACTTTGAACTGTTTGGGGGAACACGTGTTGAGATAATCCCTGGCAAGAAGAAACTCATATACCTTTTCAAAGACGAAATGGGAAATGAAATATTTCAACGAAAAGGGGATATTCCTGCTGCAGTAACTGAAACAAGCGAAGTTGGAAAGGAAATTAAACGGTTATTAGACCCTGATGGCCGTTTAACCTCGAAAGCATTGAAGAGTGATTATTTAATTGCGATGCAAGCAATGCAAGAATATTATAAATCGAAAAAGAATGAGTATTCTAATCTTGCGAAATTAGGCACTAAAGAAAAAGAATTTCAGATTAAAGAGAGTGTTCAGGCAGGATATGACCAATTAAACAATATTAAATCACCTCTTTTATGGATTGCGAGCCTTACAGATTGGTATGCTGCAGGGGAACGGATGAATATTCTTTATGCGTGGATCGCTTATTGTAGTCAAGTAATCCTTCATGAGCCGATTTCAGTCATAGCTGAAGGTGAAGGCGGAACGGGTAAAACCCACATCATAGAAACGGCCTTATCCATGATTCCCAGCGAATTTATAGAAGTTGTGAAAACAACAACAGAGGCTGCTTTATATGGGTATTGTGATGAAGATCCAAACTATTTTGATGGAAAGATCGTGAACATTGGAGACATGGGTGGAAAAACAGATCATGAAGAAGCTGAAAACTTCAAAAATGCGATGAAAGAACTTCAATCAGATGGATACATGGCACGAATAAAACAGGTTCCAAAAGCGGAAGGGGGCTATGAAAATCATAAGTATGAACTCTTTGGAAAGCCCTGTATAACCTACACCAATGTTCCTGGACACCAATACGATGACCAAGAACTTTCAAGAAGTATATTACTGAGACCACGAAATGACCACAAAAAAGCATTCATGGTGTTTAAACGATTAAATAAACAAAAAGGAACAGATTCTGCAAATTTAATCATCATGCACCACGAAAAAATCAACGTAATCAGAAACATGGTCCGAGCATTACGTGAAAGGATGGAAACTGTCACAATATATAATCCCTACTGGAGTTTCACTGAGAAATACTTGGACAAATCCAAATACATCTTTCGAGACACGGATAAATACGACGGCATATTGCGAGTTATAACTGCTATAAATGGATATAACCGTAGGATTTATGATATTAACGGCCAGCCTACGATTTTTACAACACGGGAAGATATTTCTTTTTTTCTGGAGTTACTTGCACAATATCACAACTCTATTGTTTCAAATTTAAGCCCTGGTGCCATGGACGTTTTAACAAATCTTCAAAGAAATGCGGAAGAATGGTTCGATGAAAGATTGCGAAATACATTGAAGAATCAAGGACAACAGTTAGTAAACGTTCAATTCAGAAATACTTCAAAGAATTAGAGGAAATGGGATATTTGCTTGAAGTTGGGGGGAATAAAAGGGAGAATTTCTATCAATTAGGTCGTGATTCTTCTGTTATTGACGTAGGTGAAATCAGATTATCTGAACTAGATCAAAAGATCATGGAATACAACTATGGTTCTGAAGCGACTTTCACCTTTGAGGAAGAAGAAGGTTATGGTGTTTCATTGCAGGACATGCACCCTGATGTAGAAGCACCACTTTGGAATAAGTACCTCCCAAAGGTGAAAGTGTCGTGAGGGTGTAACCCTCTTTCTGGAAAAATTTTTTCGCGGTCGATCTAGGATAGCTGAGATATTCCATTTGACTAACAAAGCTCAAGTAATACGCCGTTCGCAAAGCGGCGTGATTAAAAATACTTTTCTTTAAATCCAATTTAAGGCTTTTTTACGAGTTATTTTTTAAAAACAGTTGGTTTAATCACGCCGGACGCGATGGGTGGGGTGTAAAATGGATAAAAAAGAATTTTATGAGAAACAGAAAAGGAAATATAAAAACCTTAAATTCAAAACACTCTATGATACAATCCCTTTTTTAAAAGATTTGGACAAACAAGAACGTTTCAAACAAATAAAGAAATATAAACTCATAACGGCATGGGAACAGAACGGAGGTGAACACTACGATAATTATGGTTGGTTTAGGTTAGGGGTAATTGAACAGGAACTTGAAAAGAACGAGGTGGACTGGCAGCATATCAAACTGGAAGATATTAAGTTTCCAGATGTGGTTGTTTGTGATTTTTCGGATGAAGAAGGCTGTCAGGACTGCAAAAATAGGTTTAAGTGTGAAATGGGGTGTTGAACATGGAAATAATCAAGTTTGCAAAGGATTTTAAAAAGTTAGATAATGACAATTTCAGCACGATACGAGTACATGATAGATACAATGAAGGAGAAATTTATTTGGTTAAAACGCCGACAAAGACGTTTAAAGCCCGTTTAATGGCAAAAGACTATTCCAAACTTAAAGATATACCAAATAGGTTTTTAATGGAAGATACGGACACAACTACATATTATAAGGCAATGGCACAACTTAAAGAGTTTTATCCTGACATCAATCCGAGTACGGAGGTTGTAAATCTGTTTTTTACTAAAAAAATTCATCAAAGAAGGTGTTGAACATGTCTGAACTCACTGTTGAAGATGTGAAAAAACATTTCAAAGACAAGCTTGCAGATCCTGACAACATAAGAGCAAGCAGGGATTTGTATGTTATACATGAAATTGAGCTTTTAGAAAAAAAACTTTTAGGAAAAGTTTCATCAAAAATGGAGGATGAATAAAATGGTAGAAGATAATACGAAGATACAAAACGGGACATTGAATTGCACTGGGACAAATGATACAAGTTTGGAGTTTGATGCAAGAACGGTAGGTGGGATATATAAGGAGTTTGACACGCTGGTTAAGACAATAAACAAATATATCAACTCTTCGGGCATATTGGGCTATGCTTACGGTGATAAAAGCGAGAAATACAAATATGCAACAATCATAATCATGTTGCACGACGTGAATGATATTGAAACTTTGAAAAAACCTGTTAGGAATCTGATTAAAGCTGTGAGATCATTGATTACAGCTCATGATGTTGAATTGAACTTGAAATTTGAGACTCCTTTAACGTGTACGGACTGGGTTAAGGACGGCGAAACGGTTGAATGGGACGTGTAAATGAGCTTTTTCTAAAAGCTCAAGCAAAAGGAGGGATTGTGATGGATGAAACATATATCAAAATGTGTAAGGAAGCTGGAGAGATTCAGGAACTGTGGAAACCTAAAGAAGGAGATCCTTTTGAATGTACAATTGGGGATAGAGTTTCGTTAAAAATCCATGATGGAATTTATGATTACACACATCAAGTGTGGCTTCCAAGGCAGGAGGATCTTCAAGAAATTTTCCAAGAAGCTCACGGGAACGGAATACACGTTTCAACAGTTGTAAACTCATTTTACAGATGGTTCTGGGATGAATATAACAATAAACAGAAAGATTGTTGCGAACAGTACGATTGGAATGTTCTATGGCTCTGTTTTGTTATGGATCGGCTGTATGGTAAAATTTGGAACTCAAAAACAGAGAGTTGGGAGGTCATAGAGCCATGATTAGCAAAAATAAAATTATAAAGAACACTTGTCCACATTGTGGTGAAACCAAGAGTGTTTTTACTCTTGTTAATGCTGCTGACCTTAAAGAAGAGTTTTGTTTGTGTGGCAGTTGTGGACATTTGTTTTTTCCTCAAAAAGAGGTTATAACATGAGTAAATTAATCCATGTCGGCTGTGGTGGAACTATCATCACAAAGCACGGCACACACAAATGTAAAAAGTGTAAACGGACTTTCAAGGGAGATTTAGCGAAATGGCTCTTCCGTGGCGTGTTGGAAATACCAATCCCTGCAGGGGAGTGTGATATGAGATTGGAGATGGAGAGTTGAGTTTCCTTCTTTTTTTTAATTTCAATCGAAACATTTATATACTTGTTCGAACAGAGAGTAAGAGTGCAAGAGTACAACAAGAACAAAACAAAAAACGAGCTTCTTGTTGATATAGATTGCAGAACTTGAAAAAACGGGGATGATTTAAAATGAAAGCAAAAGAAGCATACAAAAAAGTTTTAAGCGGTGAAATGACTGAAAAAGAATTTAACGCAGTGATTGATGAAAAAGAAGAGAAAAAACACGCAGAAAGCGTGAAATGGTTCAAAGAATCAGAGAAAAGGGCAATGAAAAGAAGTGCAATGAATGAATAAATTTTATTAAAAATCTTTCGGGGTGAGAACATGAGCGTGAAAAGCAGATGGTATGACTCTGTGAAGTGGGGAATGAGTGAGAAAATAACTGAGAAAGTGGAAAAACTTGTTGAAACAGAAGGAAAATATGTTTCAAACATTGAAAATGATTTGAGGAACATGGGTGAGCATGAGCTTGCAAATGACTTTCTAAGTGAAATTGAAGAAAGTCTGGGTATTGTTGATGAAAACCAGGTTGATGAGGTTTTTAAGAAACGTGTCAGGAGTCAGGGCAATAGTGGAGCGATATTTGTGCCTTTACGGTTGAGAGGGCGAACTGTGAAAGTTTTAGTGTTGAATGAAAAGGAATAATAGAAAACTATATATACTTGTTCGAACAGAGAGTAAGAGTGCAAGAGTGAAGTGAAAACGAAAAGTTTTCGAAGCTCTTACAAAAATTGAATTGAAAAAAAACGGAGAAAGGTGAGAAACATGGTTGATGTGAAAAAAATGGTCGAAAACGCAGAAAAAGTTGAAGAAATCGCAGGAAGAACAGTTGTACTGACAAAAAAAGAAGTGTACATACTTCAAAATGAAGAAGATAAAAAGTTCAGCAAAACAAACGAGCATGGACAACTCGTTTACGGTGCAAAAAGGATGATGGAAGAGAGAGAAGAAAGATGCAGAGAAGTTACAGGCACGGAAGAGTTCAAAAACTTCAAAGGCGACTTAAAACTCAAAGTTTCACAATTTCAAGATGATGAAGAGTTCTCAAGATTCTTAGAAGTCTACGAGGTGATCTAAATGCAAGAGATGAAAATTTCAGAAGTAAAAATCAAATACAACGACAAAAAATTTCAAAACGAACCTGTTGAAGTAGGGAACACATGCTGGGTACGTGTAAACGACCCCGAAACAGGAGAACTGCACGAGTTCCCTGTATTGGTTGTTGAGGATTGAATTAAGGAGGTTGAACATCTTGAAATCAGACACAACAATAAAGGTGAGCCACGAAAGCCGTGACAGGTGGGCACGGCTGAAAAAGCCTCGTGAGACTTATGAGGCGATGATTAATAGGATAATTGAGGAAAACAGGATTTTAAGGGCAAAGATTAGGATTGAATAAACAGGAGAAGGTGGTTGAAAATGGTTGAATACGTGAAAAAAATAGCAGAAAAATGTGGATTCAAAAACCCTGTGCAAATGGCAGTTGAATATGATATTTTCGAGAAAAGCGGACTCAAAAGCACAATAGTTGTAGACGTGCTAGAAGAGTCAAGAAAAGCTGTGAAAGTGAAAGATCAGGAAGGAAACACAGCATGGCTTCCAAAATCACAAATCAAAATCATGGAGGTCTGAGAGGATGGATATGAAAAAATGGAATTTTCTGGAAAGGGCAGCAAGCATAAAGAACAGAGCATTGTACATTGAAAACAAGGAGTACACAGAGGACGTTGATCAGAAGTGGGTATCTATTGAGTACAACGTGGAAGATACAGACAGTGAAACAATTGATGCAAGCTATCGTGAAGGGGTGACAAGCGAAGAAGAGCTTGAAGAGCAGATAAAAGAGATGAAGAAGGAATTTAGAGACTGTGAGATTATTGAGAATTACTAATTTTACTTCTTTTTTATTAAACCTAAGTAATACTTTTGCTGAAGCTTTTCTTAAAAATAGGTTCCTTTCAGGAGCAAACCTCATTTGTCCGCCAACATCAGTTTAGCCCTTTACAAGGAAGGAGCAATCGTAAGATACCGACAAGTTTGTACATATTATTATTGTTGTTACTACCTTATAAACCTTTACTCAAAACCATTCAACGATGTTTTAAGTATGTTGTTCCAATCTTAAATAACTATCGACACATTTATATGTCTTAAAAACAGATATTATTCACATTGAAACATGGGGTTTGTCTGGATCAAATGTAAAAGGTTGGTGGAATCACGGAGTCTGTGAAAAAGGTTGAACAGGAACTTGAAATCAGGAAGAGGAAAATAGCTTGGAAAAAGAAATATGATGAACTCTACCTGGGAATGTTGATGCCAAATGAGCGACATAAACAGCGTGTAAAGTCAAAGAAGCTCAAGGAAGATGTCTATAAGTGTGACAATGCGTGGCATACAGAACCACACTTGGAGAGCTTAAACGGCAGGGATGACTGGCTCGTTGAACAGATAGAGTATGGGGAATGTTCTATTTGTGGTCATGAGTTGCTCGTTGAGGATTATGAGCGTGGGGAGTTGATATGTGAAGGTTGTGGAACAGTTCAAGGGACACAAGTCTATGAACGAAACAGGCAACACGCAACCCTGGAAGCACTGCCAAACAATGACCAGATCCGCAAGGAAGAGTGGCAGGTAATCTTCCTTGAACGTAGAAGGAAGGCACGGCTTGAAAGCACAAAGGAAAAGCAGGTTCACGCAAAGAAGCCACGGCATCGAACCGATATGAAGACATACCGACGCAACCAGTACCTTCTAGCCCTGAACAGCATCAGTTCACAGTTGCACATGACCCAACACCAAACCGATGCAGTGAAAAATATAATCCTCGATGACAGATACAAACTGAAAGATTTCCACAGCAAAGCGAAAAATAGAACAGTAATAGCGGGTTTATGTCGCTTTGTTATCAAAACAGCAGGACGTAGCGATGGTGATTTAAGGTACAGCCTCCCAGCGTTTCGTGATAATAATCTTGATAAGGATAAGTATAAAATAATAGCAATGAATATTGTTGAACGTAGAATAATGAGTTTGATGAGATGAGCTTTTAAAAAAGCTCAAGCAAAAGGTGATCTAATGTGGTGTCATTTCTGTGAAGGAACTGGTGTAAATGCTGATGGAAAAGAATGTGAAGTCTGCCTTGGAAGTGGCTATGAACCCCGGCCTTGGTTCAGATGTGATGGAAAACTTCAATACCCTGAAGGAAAAAAGGCTTATGAGGCATATAATCATAGGGCTTCGAGGTATCTTTTCAAAAAATTACAGGGAAATGAATTTATTGAAAACTTTTGATTAATCTTTTTTTAAAATATTCTCAGATGAATATATCTTATTTAACCTTTTTAACTCTTTTTAACTTCTTATTTTAGATTTAAAGACTTTTTTTAAAAATTTGTACGTTGCACTATTATAGTGAGGGAACAAAGAAACGAGAAGCTTTTGTAAAAGCTTCATCAAAACCCTCAAGAGTTCTTCAAACTTTGTTTTCAAATTCGATTTCAGTTCAACCAAAATCACCTCCGAGGGGTGCAACTCCCCTCATTCCAACCTTTAAACCTTTAAAAAAGGTTTAATCGAAAAATAATTAATTTTAAGTGTGATAACATGAAACGCATGAGATTTGGTGGTGAAGACTTCAAAGGGTTTGAAGGTGATCTTGGACAAGTGCCCTGGACTGAAGATGTAGAAGAACCGTGCTGTCTTTGTTTACGTTTAGACAAGCGTGGAAGATGTGATGGTACTTTTAAATGTCCATACGTTGAGGATTTGAAGAAAGGAAAAATAACAGGATGTGTGGTCTATTAATTCTTATAACTTATAACTTAAACGGAAAAAGGAGATGGAATAATGGATGTAACAACTAAAGAAATAACCCTGGCGGGAGTTGTGGTTGCTGGTGCATTTGGAATAATTGCACTCGTACTCAAAAACAATGAGATGGCAATACTCGGTTTGACAATTGTAGGTACCGCAATAGGTGTACCTGTAGCATCAAACAAACTCGCATCAACCACTGTCGATGCAGGAACAACAAGTGCTGATGCAGCAAAGGACACAACACAGGCAACAAGTGATGAACAGGCAACACCCGTAACAACCGATGACCTTGCAGCACAGGCAGTAGATACAACAACAAGTACAACTGATACCACCCAACCAATAGTTGCCACACCTGCAACCGATGTCCAGCCGGTCCGGCAGGTTACGTTGTCACAGGAAAGCGTTAACGCAATAGCAGCAGCAATGAACCAGCAAAACCAGACAGGACAAACGAACGATGCAAGTGCGGCCGTAGCAGCCGACGTACAGCCAGTTAATCAACAGTAAAACCCCATTTATTTTTTTGGAGGATACAACAATGGCAAAGCTCGACGAAAACCCACAACATGTCTGCATTCATGAAGACAAGTGGAAAGACCACGATAGGCGACTCAACACGCTTGAAACAGACCTTAAAGAGGATATGAGAGACTTAAAAAATGACGTGAAAGATACAAAGAATGAAATATCAAACCTACGAAACGATTTAAACTTAAACAAACAGCAAAACGGTTATCAAGACAAAAAGATTAACACGATAGAGCAAGCAGAACAGGAACGACAGAAAGCACATGATGAAATGATTTCAGACGTTTTAAGATTGATTGGTGGGTTTGCATTAGGTATTGTAAGTTCAGTACTGATTTATTTCTTAATACATTAATTACAACTTTATTTTTGATTAAACTTTTTAGAAAAAGTTTAGAGGTTAAAGTAAATGGCAGTTATCACCTTGAAGTGCGAGTCCTGCAACATGACGCTCACACTAAAAGGACATGACGACCTGTCAAACTATTTTATCAACAATTATGGATGCATCGACAAGGTAACAGGACGACTCTTTGAACAAGAATGTCCACTATGCAACCATGCAATGAAAACCAGTTGAACCAGTTGAACCGATGTGAACCACAATGGCACCACCAAAAAACAATCCCAGCAACAACCCCACCCTACTTAAAAAGATAAAAGAAGAGTACATATACGGTACAATCGATGAAGAAGGAAACACAACCTTTGAATCATACGACACATTGGGTAAAAAGCACGAATTTTCAATAAGTGGTCTGAAAAAAGTAGGTGGCAGAGAAAGTTGGCCTGCACTACGGAAAGACTATCAAACAAAAACTGAACTGAAAGTTCTCGACAAGAAGTCATCAGTTTCAGCCGCCGAGATAGTGCAAAGTGATGATAAATTCAAGAGTACAGCAAACCGCATCCGTAGATGTGTTGATGACCAGTTAAACAATCCTAAGTTGAGATCATGTGATTTGCTTAACCTTAGTGTTGCTTTGAACAATGCACAGAAGATTGAGAAAGTTGCACAAGGTGAAATCCTTGAAAAGTCTAAGCTTGAGATTGAAGATAAGACACCTAAAAAGCAGAACAACGTGTTTGCACGTGTTGACAGTTTAATGATGTTCATTGAAAACGGTAATGATTCAAATGATGATCGAGAGTTACAATCCAAGAAACCTGACAACTCGTGACCTGCTCCTGTTTGATGAATCAATATGTAAGAATCCATACCTACCTTTTAAGCCTTATCCACGCCAATCATGGCCTATTTTTGAAGTTAACAGGGAAATAAGGAACAATGAGCCAAACCAAGTATTAGTTGGGGCTGGTGGGTTTGGAGGTAAAACTTTCCTTGGAACGATGCTTGCAGGGCAGTACCTTGACGTTGAAGATTACAGTTGCCTTGTGACTCGTTTGAACTATGCAGAACTGGCAGGGCAAGACTCTATTTGGGAGAATGCATGCAACTGGTTCTGTGATGAAGACCGTCTTGGAGATCTGGCATGCACAAGCCATGATGGAAAGCTCCGGATTAAATCGCCAGCAGGTGCTAAAATCTGGTTTAAAGCCTTTGATAAGCCTAAAAAGAAGCAGAAGGTTAAATCAGAGAGTTATGACCGTATCATCAACGATGAGGCTTCAGAGTTACACCCAAACGTGCTTAGTTTTATTTATCGTTCTCTACGTAATGCTGAGGACAGTCCAATACAGTTGAGCATGGTTGATTTAAGCAACCCGGGAGGCCCTGCTACGGACTACCTTGTATCTGAGTTTGTGGACGGCCCTTATCCCTATTTCCCTCTGGATTGGAGGCATAACCCCACCATAAATCGGAAAGTGTACAGTAAAACGCTTGATAAGCTCGACTACATTGATCAACAATATCAGAAATACGGTAATTGGAAATATAAACCTGCAAAGGGCGAACTCTTCAAGGAAAAAACGTTAAATGATTCAATCATTGACAAAATGCCACCAATACGCTTTGTAAGAAACATACGTGGTTTAGACATGGCAGTCACCAAGC